AAAATTACTGCTAAATAGTAGAAACGGAGAAATAAAATTCCACGCCTGAGTATGTATCGTCCCAATAAGACGAATGATTATCGCTTCTTTGATCGTACCATCAGTGAGCAATTTACTGTGGGCGGACTCGACATATATATTCACAAATATCTAGGTCCAAAAACCACCACAGATGATTCAACTGATACCGGTGTCAACGGCGATGCAACACAACCAAATTATCAAGAAACCAATCCATTATTTGTAGAGGACCTGCTGCTGGGAGAAATTCGGGATCGAGCATATGATCCAGATATCTATGTCATGCGTGGTGTTTACCAGCAGCAGGATATTGATTTTGATCTAACCCAATTTGGCCTGTTTTTGAACAACGATACCTTGTTTATCACCTTTCACTACAACGATATGATAGACACATTCCAGCGTAAAATGATGGTAGGTGATGTATTGGAATTTCCCAACCTAAAAGACTGGAATCCCTTAGACCCAGAAAAACCACCGCTGCCACGCTTTTATGTGATTCAAGATGCTAGTTTTGCTGCTGAAGGGTTTAGTCAGACCTGGCTGCCACATTTATGGCGTGTAAAAGCCACGCCAATGGTAATGAGTCAAGAATACCAAGACATCACTAATCAAATACCCGGTACACCTAATATTTGGGATCCAGGAAATTATTATCCACCAGGCTCTGTTGTTCTTGATGGAAACAACTATTATACTGCACTTCAACCTGTTCCTGCCGGCACTCCTATAGGTGATGCTGCCTATTGGGTTGCCACTACTCCGCCCAACTTAGGCGATACCGCCGGTACTCGTAATAAAGATCTTATAGTCAACGATGCTATCTTACAACAAGCCGAAGCGGAAGTACCTCTGAGCGGGTACGATACAGTTAAATTTTATATTTTCCCAACCAATCCCGACGGGACTATTGCCAATGTTAGCGGTGACACAATTGACTCTTCATTGATAAATGCCAGTCAAACGGATCCCTTGGCGGCAAATCAAACTCAAAGTCCACGTGGCGACGGGTATACAGTGGGATATTTAACTGGTGATGGTATTGCACCCAACGGGTTGCCAGTTACACCGGGCGTTAACTTCCCCAGTGTTGCGTATGACGGAGACTATTGTTTACGCCTTGATTATTTTCCAAATCGCCTGTTTAGATACAATGGTCGCATGTGGATCAAGATAGAAGAGTCAGTGCGTACCAACTTGACAAATGGTTCCAGCAACAATACTTTACGCTCGACCTTTGTCAACAATACATATACAGTGGCCACCGCAGATCAAGGCAATATCCCAAGTCGTCAGAGTTTAAGTGAACTGTTGGTACCAACAGCCGACAACGGCAGCCAAGGTGGTGATAAAACAGCCAACCCTTATCCTCCGACTCAACCCGGACAAAAATCAAGCTAATATATGTATATCTACAAGATCACCAATTTGGTAAATCAAAAAGTTTATATTGGTCAGACAGTACAAAAAAATCCTATGATGCGTTGGTACAGTCATTTAGCAGATGCTCGACATGGTAAAAAAAGCTATTTACTTGATAGTATTCGAAAGTACGGCCAGGAATCATTTGCATGGAAGATTATCGATTTGGCTAATAATATTGACGACTTAAATGCCAAAGAAGAAAAATGGTTAGAACACTATAGAAAGTTAGTTGAAGTTTACAACAATCGAGAAGCTGGCAACAACAAGCTACATAGTAATAAAAGTATACTAAAGATGCAAGAATCGCAACGACAAGCACATGCCCGTAGACGTGCCAATGGTACTGATACTTGGGTTCGTTGTGATGGTGGTGCTATGAAAGGTAAAGCACATCCAAGAAAAGGTACTGCTGGATTATGGAATATGCCAGAAGAAGCAAAAGAAAAATTAAGTCGTATCCAACTTGAGCGTAGTGGTACTCGAGGTAAAACCTGGAAAACTATAGACGGAAAACGTGTTTACACACCCAAGGAGAATCAAAATTAATCAATTTTTCTACGACGAACAAATACGCAGATTCCTTTTACAGTTTACTAGAATGTTTAGTAATTTTCAAGTTGAATACGGCAAAGCCAATACCAGTTCAGCCAGTTTAATCAGAGTTCCTGTTCGTTATGGTGATTGGACTAGATTAGGATCAACTGTGCAGCAAGAAAACTCTGCCAGTAGCTTGCCAGCAACTCCGTTGATGACATTTTATATTACAGATTTAGAATATGATCGGCCAAGAATGCAGGAGCCTTCTTTTGTGGGTAGAATGCAGGTTCGACAGCGATACTACGATCAAGAAACTGGCACATACGAAACTACACAAGGCAACGCATTTACTATTGAACGGCTGATGCCTGTGCCATATAACTTGAGAATTAGCTTGGAAATCTGGACTTCAAACACCAATCAGAAAATGCAGTTGTTCGAACAGATTGCCACGCTGTTTAATCCCAGTTTAGAAATTCAAAGTACAGATAATTTTCTTGACTGGACAAGTTTAAGTGTAGTGTACTTGGATGGTGTGACATGGAGCAGTAGAACTATTCCACAAAGCACTGAAAATCCCATTGACGTGATGACCATGAAGTTTTCATTGCCAATTTGGATTTCTAGTCCAGCAAAAGTCAAAAAATTAGGAGTGGTTGAACGTATTATTGCATCTGTATTTGATGAACAAGGAGATGCTGCCGAAGCTATTACCAACAACGATTTGTTACTGGGTACTCGGCAAAAGTTTTCGCCTTACAATTTTCAAGTGTTACTGATTGGAAATAAATTACAAATTTTAAAATACAGTGCAGTTGTGGATGAGCCAAATGCATCTACTACTCTACCAGATAACCCGACGAGCAATGAGATGTGGCCGTCGGTCATCAACATGTACGGCGGATTTAGAGATGGTATTACACAAATCAGATTAGATAACCAATGGGGAACAGATGATCAGGTGATTGGTTTTGTCAGTTACGACCCCACCGATGAAAGATTTTTATTGTTTGATGTTGATACTGATACCATACCACAAAATACCATGCTGGCAGTAAATGCAGTAATTGATCCGTTGTTGAGTGGCCCTGGCACAGGCCTGCCGGCAGCAGTTACCGGCCAACGGTATCTTATACTCAACGACATCGGCAGCGAAGATAACCAATCACCAGCCGCAGCATGGGGTAGTGTTGTGGCAATGGCCAATGATATCATTGAGTACAATGGCGAGGACTGGGTTGTAACTTTTGGTAGCACTACAAACACAACTAACATTCAATACGTAACTAATATTACTACTGGATTGCAGTATCTTTGGAATGGAACAAGCTGGGTCAAAAGTTACGAAGGTCTTTATCCAGCAGGTGAATGGAGCATTGTTATATGAACGCAGTTGGTGTTTGGTTTTACAGTTTTGATACGCAACGCTATCTTTATCTCATGCGTAACGATAGCAAATATCCCAGTACCTGGGGACTTCCTGGTGGTAAATGCGAGTCAGGTGAAACGCTTATGGCAACTATCAAACGCGAGTGTGAAGAAGAACTGGGGCATTTTCCAGAGTACATTCAACTGACTCCGTTGGATCACTTTACCAGTGCCGATGATGCATTTAATTATCATACGTTCTTTTGCTGTGTGGCCAAGGAATTTCAACCATGTCTCAACGACGAACACTTGGGATATGCCTGGATTGATAGTAATACATGGCCTAAACCCATGCATCCTGGACTATGGAATACTGTGAATTTTGATATTATTAAAGAAAAAGTTGAGATTATAAAATCAGCTGTTCACACATCGCAATAAGAAATAAACTCTCTATATTTCATGCATCGTACATTGCGATTGCTACGCCACATTGCAGGCATGTTTGACTCGATGCCAACTAAGATAAATTCCGCTAATCTATAAGCAGAAAATACTGCGTTAACTTCTTCTTGCCATTCTGAAGAATTGGCAGGGGTTTCGTTATTGTATCCTAATAGAAAAATCTCAGCATGCCCATCAAATGCCGCCAAGTACACAGATAAAGCTAACTGGTTAACATTTGGGTTGTACGGTGTTAGATAAAAGTTCTCAGGATAGGCAATACAGTTTTTTGCATTAGTATATACAATATTTTCTTCGTTGTATTTTTGTTCTTGAATATTACCAAGCTGCATTTTATCATTTGTAACAACAAAATCAAATTTCATGTTGTTCCATAAATCTCCAGCAGTATATGTTTGTAAACGCTTTTTTCCCAGCAGTCCACCACGATGCTTTTGCAGTATTTTGTAATCAAAAAGTTCTAAATCATTATTGCTACCAATAACTGCTGCTCGACCTGATATATGATGATTCTCGATGGGATTTGGTATCCATTCGCGAGTTTGTTCTTTTTTGCCATTCTTGAAACAGCTTTTCAGTATTACAAACTCACCATCATAATCTTTTCGATATCTGGTTTGTATCATGCACGTCCTACTACAATCTCAATTGTACCTTCGTCTGTGCTATTATAATCTTCCAAAGACTTGCCAATAATACAACCAGGTACCCATAGATTTGGATCCAATGCAGTAGCAACTCCAGGCATCTCGCTGGATACAAGTAGGTCACCTTTTCTAATTGTTCCCGTTACTCGGCACGGCACCCGACCTAATAAAGCAACCACAGCAATATGCTCGGCAGCTAATCCTGAATTCATAACATAAGCAGGTTTATCGCTAACTGTACCTACGACGTTTGTTCCGTGATAGCTGTCAGTTTGCGACACTTCGTACATACCACCAATTTTCAATACTGTACCTATTGGATAATCTGCATCTGCAATATATTTTTCTGCCAAGTCAGCGTACTGTGCTGATGTAGCTTTAGCAAATACAGTATTAAAGTAAGTTGTAGAGCTGCCAATATTGCCTACACCGTTTGACCCGCCATTGACAATGGCCGATGCAGAAGCACCGGAGTTAACAGTAGCAAAAGTATCTATTGTTACGTTACCGTAAATTCTTGTTCCAGAGTTTAATTTAGCCATAGTCTATTACTTATCCTTAAACAGCACCTGTGTTTTCATCAAAAATTCCACCATTAAGTAAAAATGTTCCATCTGACGTCTGTCTACTCACCACTGGCATTTGTGTTGTTGTTATTGCAGCTAATGCATATCTGTTACATAGTGCATTATAATTTTGAACAACTTCATTAACAGTCAACGCACGGTTATATGCCATAAACGAACCAATACTTCCACTGGCATATCCAGATGTACCCATGTTAGTGCTGTCTGTGGCCATCAAGGCAAAAAATGTGCTGGCACCGGGGGCGGACCACGCTGTTGCAGAAGTACCAACACTTACACCATTTACATAAGCAGTGGCCAATGTACTAGCGTAGGTTATTGTCAGGTTGTACCATGCATTTAAACTTTGAGTTG